ATCTAACACATTTATGTCATCAAACACATGACTATCTCTCAGCACAGGCGCAAGTGCGTCATAACACAAAAATGTTACATCACCGCATAACTGATATAACTCTGGTAGATATCTACTAAACTGTATATTATCACCAAAGCCTTGTTCACTATAGACGAGTATATTCTTTCCTTGTGGGTCTTGACCTTCCCACAATTCTATATCAGACAACCTGTCTTCATTGGTATCAAAGTTTTTACCAAGACGCCATGCACCATTTGATTTTGAGTCAACATACTCAAAACCATTTTTGAAATCACGCAACTTGAGAAAGTGCATCCCAATACTAAGATTGACTTTAGAGGAGTCGTATCCTAAGTCCCTAGCTTTTTTATAACAAATGAGCGAATGGTCAAAGTGACCCAAGTCGTGCAGAACAACTCCTAAGTTGTAATATGACTTTGCACGTTCTGGGTCAAGTTTGACTATTCTCTCATAACATAAAGCAGATTTTTCAAAACACTCCTCTTGAAAAAGGTCAAAAGCGAGGTGGTCTAAAAAATCAAGTTCAGACGTTTGCTCTTTTTGCATACTGGTCATATTCTGCATTAGTGTTTTCTATGAGCATGTAGTTGTCATCCCAGTTGAAGGCCTCTTTGACCACAGCTGAAGATAAACCTTTATATGTCTTATGAAGAACCTTATCCTTCGCATCAACGAGCATGTATGCTTCTGTCTGATGCAATCCCTCCAACATCTGAACAAACATCATCTCACGCTTGTTTTGAGTAAGTGCGTTATTACTACCTTGAATAAAATTATACAACTTTCTAGCTTCTGATGCTAATACGGTATGTTCTGTTCCCTCTGGTGCTTCATTAGGCGAAAAAGGAACTGGACCCTCTGGCAATTGCCAGACAATCTTTGGGTCAAACGATGACTTCAAAACCATGCGAAGTGCATCGCTATTGTTCTGTTTCAAATATTCAACCTTTTGTTTTTTAGTTTTCAACTTTCCGACTTTAGTTAAAACTTCGGAAAAGAGTGGTGTATAAGCCATAATTAAAAATCTCCTATGTTATCCATCAATTCATTTAATTTATTCTTTATAAAGTAATTTAGTAGTTTACTACGGTCACCTTCTGGAGCATCTTGATATGATTTTATACACTCAACATGCAACTCTTCTGGTGACTCTTTCAAATCAATCAGTTTTTTATTTCTCTGGTAGTTTCTTTTTACCTCGTCATTTGGTAAAAACTGTTCACACAAAGGTCCGGCCCACTCTGAAATCTTTTTCTTACTTAGTGGTCTTTGTCGTAGTCCATCAACAAAAGTATTATCTGGAGACAGAACATTTGGAACACCATCACTTGAGTCTCCTTTGAGTATGTGCTGATACAAATACTCGTCAGGGTCTTCACCGTTGATAAACTTTTTCGTGATGGGACTATATTGTTTTACATTCTTGAATTTATGTAATTGAATGAAATCTTTGTCACCAGACAGGATGAGTGTCTTACCATTATCAAACTCTAACTCACCGCACAGTGTGGCAATAATGTCATCAGCCTCTGCGCCATACACTTCCAGAACCTTATATGGAAAGTTGTCTTTGATTTCTGACTTGATGGCATTTAAACACTCAAAGATATCATCCCAATCATGACTAGATGTTTGTCTAGACTTTCTTCTTCCAGCTTTGTACTCTGGAAAGTATTCTCTTCTCCAGTAATGTTTAGAGTCGTAACATATGACAAGTTCACCGTACTCTCTAAAATAACTCTGACGATACATACGGAGAGAGTTGAGTATCATATGACGAACCATACCCACATCAACACTACTGCGTTTTGTTATATTTAAATGCATCATCACACTTGCCAGACTTATCTGGTTCATATCAACTAAAATCATTGTAACCTCATATCAGCATTGAAACTCATGCTTCTTCTTTCTCCCTTACATTTAAAGGGATATACAAAATGTTTTAAGTATGCCGGGAAAATCAAAAACTTTCCCGCTTCTGGTTTAAACTTGATGGCTTCTGAACGTAAGTCTAAGTTTTCTCCAAACGAATATTCAATCAAACCATTACATGGATAATGGTCGGTAAAATCTTTTTCCCACTCAGCGTCCATACCCTCTGGAATTTTTAGGTATATCACAGCTGAAAAATCACCACTGTGATGATGGTAAGGATTATAGTCTCCAGCGTATTGACTAACTATCCAACTATCTCTTAGATGAATATTTTTTGTTGTTGGTATTATCTTTTTACGACCACTCATAGACAACCACTTTTTTGCTCTATTCTTCTTGACAACTTGTTTGAGATAATCAACACAACCTTGTTTCATAGTCTTAAATAAAAACTCTTTATCCTCACCCTTCGGAGCAGGAATTCTTATCTCCTTATGAACTTTACCCACGAGCTCAGATGAGTGATCCCACTGTATGCTTCTTTGTTCGTTAGACAAAACTGCATCACCGATTGTATTCATAATATTAACAAACTTGGTTGGAACCCTTGTCTCCATAATGATTGGACTAAATGGATCATAAAATTCAGTTTTCATTATAACCTCAAGCCGGTTCTGGACTCTCTTCTTCCTCATCATTTTTTATTGACATCTTTTCAATCAACTCTAGATTGACTTTACCCTGCGCCGTGTCCTCATCATCAACCGTAACTTCTGTTAGAGTTTCCATGATTCCATTCATCGGGTGAAACAATCCCATGTCTCTGTAAACTGAACCCTTAACAGCTTCAACGACAAATGATATATCCTTAATAAAACTTTTTGTAGATACATCTACACCATTTTCGCCCATCGTATGTATCATTTGCACTAATAGACTCTCAGTCAAGTCATCTGCAAACATAAGATTCTCTTGGAGAGCAACAATGTCAACGTCAGGAACTACGATTTCCCTTTTTGACTTTTTCTTCCACGGTCCTTTTATTACGTTTGCGTTTTCTTTTGGTTTTTTGCACATCGGCATCTTCTACTCCATTGTCTACGTTGTACATATCTTGTGAATAAACTGTCCCTAACATTGGATAATAAACTCCAACATTAAATTTTGGTTCACCTTTTTTTGGTCCTGACCAATAATATGCTTGTGCCGTACATATATATCCTACCTTTTTTTCTTGATGTTCACCATAAAACAAATCAACCCAATCACCATCTCGCAGATACTTTTGCATATTGCGAACATACCCCTCATGAGATATTCTACGAGCAGTTGCACCTTTGACACCAGACCTCTCGTTTTTACGTTCAGCAGCTGCAAGTTCTCTTTGTGTCTTAACCCACTTTTTTACCTTCTTCGGATTTATTGGTGCGTCCTCTGGTAGATTACGCAAACTTTCATGAACACCAGATTGACCATAGTTAGGATTTTTTGCAGCACGAGCTTCTCTTGCTTTTGCAAGACGTTCTGCTGCAGCCTGTCTCTGTTCCTCTGTCATAGGTTTGCGTTTCTTACGGACCTTCTTTTTCTTAGAGGGGTCAGTCCAACCAGAGTTGTCTGTCTTTGATTTTATCTTTTTTGCCATGGAATTATTTATCCTACTTTAAGTAATGTCCAACTAAACCATTCATAAGAATAGTAACTCCAATCGCATTGACGATTATCAACGCACGATCATTCCACATGATGGAAACAACCAACCAACCAGCGATACCTATTGCTTGAACAATAATATTCCAAGGAAACATATTGTTTGACGCAAAAATCATACCCACGATGAGAACAATAGAGGATACCCATTTTATATACCAATCAATGGTATGAGTAGGTGTAACCGTCTTTGAGGCAATCTCATGTGGTTTCAGTTCTATTTCCTCTGTTCTGTTTTCAGAATCCATATTCATCTAACCTTTTGTTATTATCCTTAATCCATCTTTGCCGACCAGCAGCTGCTTTCCTTCTTCGTTTTTCACCTTTAGTTTCATGATACTCTTTTCTTCTCATATCATTAAACAGACCGTCTTGTTGCAATTTCTTTTTTAGGACACGCAACGCCCCATCAATATTGTTATTACGAACTTCAACTTTCATTTTTTAATTCCTCTCTAAAATGTTTTGTCGCATATTTAACTCTGTTTGGATATTTTAAAGAATATCCTGTACCAGCTTTCAAATCTTCCTTATTTACACACCACTTATGACTATGTTCTACCGTATCCCAATTCTCATCAAGCATACGACAAATCGTATCATATTCAGCATCAGAAATAATTGGATCATCTTCTTCATAATATGCATAAGATGCCATCAGATAAAATGGGACTAACATGTTTAAGTTATCTTCCCAAACTTTTGTCATCCTCGCCTCATATTAGCAACCTCTGTTGCTTGTTTTTTACCACGCACTGGTACTGCATTAGATTTATGCATCTGTGCAATCCCAATAATCTCATCACCAGTGTAAACCTTTTCCTCTTTCTTTGCAGAGGACGGATCGTAGAAGCATTGGTCGGAGCGAGAGGATTTGAACCTCTGACCCTCTGGTCCCAAACCAGATGCGCTACCAGACTGCGCTACGCTCCGTTTATTGGCGCTCTCGACAGGACTTGAACCTGTGACCCACGGTTTAGAAGACCGTTGCTCTAATCCAGCTGAGCTACGAGAGCCTAGACCCATTTTCTTCAGAAACTTTTCATGCTCCTTCTCAGCAGCAATCTGACTTTGTGTCTTCTTGCGATTTTTACGTTTGCGTGTATTCGTTGTCGTATAATACACGGGCAACATATGCATACCACTCATTCTCTACTCCAATGCAGGTGATAAGGTGCAACCAATATGGGTCAGATCAACACTCCACCCATCAGCCAACATACCTTGAACAGTCGTTAGTCCTCTGTCTCTGATTGTATCTTCCCAATTATTAACAAACTCTTTACACTCCAATTCAGTGTCAAAGTGTCGAGATAGAATATGAACTTTCTCATCTCTCAACTCGCCGTCTGGGTCAATGACCATAAAGGCAAGAAGTAACATGAATGTTTTAACCATCAATTACTCTCCACTTTCCTTTAATATAACATGCCGTAATAGGTTTGTCAAGTGTTTTATCTTGAGAATCGACACATTCACCTTCTTCATAGTAACCCCCCCATTTGAAGTTACTACGCATCTCTGCCAACCGTTTTAGGTTTTGTTCTGGCCTCTCCACAAAAAGATAGTTGTTTTCTACTTTTTTACACTCTATCATTTTGCAGAATATTGGACCAGCAACAATACCTATCACGGTGCTGATTGGTTCAAAGGCTTGGCTTTGATTTGGAATCAATAACAGACAACTCACGCTTGCGACGAGCGTCATCCTCCTTATTTTGCTTCTCAGCATTTTCATCCAACTCCTTCCACGCCTTTGTTGCTCTCAACTTATTGAACAACATCTCATCCTTACGCAAACGATTAGTAAGAATCTTTCTTGCCTCTGAGTCAGAATACTCTAACAGAACAAACGCACGATACTGTGTTCCATGTGGAACAACTTCTACTTCTGCCATGTGATAACCAGACACATCAGTATCAGCAGTGATATTCTTCACCGCACGTTCAAACTCTGAAATCACAGATGCATCAAGGTCACCAGAACCGACTTTCGCCTTGAACTGTTTTGCCTGACTACGCATCCTTGAGTTGATACGATCTGCGAGAATGACCTTTGCGTTCAATACAGCCGCATCTATAGAGAACTGTAGGTCAGGTGTGACAGCAGTTCCAGCAGAGAAAATGTTATCACTATCCTCTGGTTGCTCTTTGAACCACTCTGGAATATTACCAATTTGCTCTTGCACACGGTCACGTTTATATTCATAAGTCACGTTGACCGCATTGTTAGTTCCAGGCAATGCCTGGTCTTGTGTTGACGAACAAGCCGACAACGCAAGGACACTCACCGTGCTCACTAATAAAAGTTTACTTGGAGACATTTTTCACCTCATCTTTTGAATTTTGCCATTCGGTAACTTTGGAACCAACATCACTGATATCTTTACCGACACCTGATATAGTG